ATTAGCTACTGCGCCTGCCATTGAAACATTTGCAGGAGCGGCGGCATCGTGAGCGGCTTCCACATCTTCATTGATTGTCCTCAATTCATTGGAAGTATTCACTGACAAATTGGCGGCGTCCCCGTCATCCGGTGTATCCTTTGTTCCTTGACATTCCGCCTGAACAACCAACCCCTTCGCCGGAGCGGCGGCATCGTGAGTTCCCTGAACCTCTTCCAGTGCTACTTTTGTTCTTCCATTGAGATCAACCGCTGTATAACAGGCATCGCCTTCATCAACTGCTGTTTGTGCTGTCGCCTTTGCGACTCCTCCAGTAATTATTGGGGCATCGGACATAGCGGCATCATGTGCGGTTGTTCCTTGCACATCTGTTTCCGCCCCGGTCATTGCAATCACATTTACGTTAGAGGCGTTGTTAGCGCCTTTTACTTCTTCGTAAGCAGTCCCACCGGCATTCAGATATTGTGCCGGTACTCTTCCATTGGTATCTGCTGATAAATCTGCCATTTTACATCACCTTTCTTCTTATATTGAGGTTACATAACCTCGTAGTATCCATCCATCTGAGCTAATCCAACACAACCATATTCCCACTTTTCAGGAATGGTTGCACTATGATTTGTCGAGTGAAAGAATGCAATATGTCCCCACTGAATCTTCTCTATTGCCTTTCTCGCATACATTTCACACCTGCCATCACCTCCAAGGAAACTCCGCCAGGGCAGAGATTGTTTAATTATTTGAACTTCTTCGTCTGTGTTATTTGTGGAGTCGTTTATCCTGATAATTTCTCCAATCTGAAACCGTGGATCGCCTCTCCATTCAATCTCATATTTGTTGCTTGGACTGGTAACATACTGGAGAAGAGAATCGGCATACATAATAGCGGTTAATCTATCCTGGACTAACCAATTAGATAGTTTTAATGTGCTTTTCGGGTCATCTATATTGAGATTAGTTCTTTCGATTGAAGTATTAAAAAAGCTAACCTTCTGCCCATAGATAATAACCTGTACTGTTTCCGTACTTGTCCCGGCGTTTGCGAAAGTCAATGTCCCACTTATCGCCCCCAAGTCACTTGATTCCAAGGTAACATTCGTGGCTCCCAGGATCTGAATGCTTGTTACAATTCCTACAGCGTCCGGGAATTCCAATTCAAGGGTTATTCCGTCTGGGGGGACAGAGTATTCATATAGATTGATTAACTCTGTTTCATCTGCAAATGGTTCCGGTATCCTATATCGTACCTTAACCGCTTCATAAGTATCGGAGAAATCCTGTAAATTCTTTGTCTTATATAGATAATCAGAATCCGTTAACTCCTCCGGCGTTGTGTTCTTCCGGAAATTGCTTCGTACCATAGGATTTCCGAACCTGTCACAGGATACATAAGCGTTACCCGCCTGTGCGAGAACCTGCAATGCTTCTCCCACGGTTTCCCCCGCAAAATTAGCACCAACTTCCCCGGCGAAGAATCCGTAAGGAACCTTGTAATTAAGTTCACTTGAAATCTTCACATTCCCAAGATCAAACCCCAGCCCCTCAAAGAGATAACGGAAAAGCTCATACACGGTTGTGTCTTCTGCAAGTGCAAATATCGGAGGAGTCATATCCTTGATCCTGTATATCGTGTCGTATCCGATGAATTTAGCAATCAAGCTGTCGGTGTCAACCTCGTAATTCTCATTGTAGAAAACTCCAAGAGGAATAAAACTAAATACATCTGTAGCTTCCTGAATGCCATAATAGGGACGAATAGAAAACTTCATATTCTCCATCATAAAAAAAGGAGAATCGGCATTGTCCCACTTCCATATATCATTCTCTGAGTAAATATGGAATTCGAAGTAATTTGAAGAAACCAATCCAAGAGGATCCCCGGCTCTCTCTACAAGCTCTTCAACGAGATCACAGTAATCAATGTCCGGCAGATCAAGAACAATCATCCAGACCGTGCCGCATTGCAGAATCTTAACCGGACTATTAATAGCAGAAATCTTCGTAACGGAAATCCTGACATAGCTTATATCCCTGTAAGAGTTATCATAATGGCCGTAAAAAGGCTCTGTGTTGCTTGTTACTGTTTCTATAAGTGTATAATCTACACCGTTAGAACTAACCTCAATGGTGAAATCAACAGGGTAATTGTCTTCATAGCCGATAACGAGGTAATTCTTTGCCGTTATTGTGGAGAAATAAGAAATGGTAATTACTTCAGGAATCCCAAAATCCCCGCTCCCGTCGGATGTGTTATTACTCCACCAACCATAATGAGCATCCCACAACCACCGGGGAATGTAATTATGTCCTGTGTAGGTTATCTCTCTTATCCTGCCATTGATTGCCCTGTATGCTTCCTTGCCTGTCTGTTCAGATGTCGCAGAAGCGGATCCTATGGGATAATCAGAATTATCTTCATTGAAATTCAAAATTATAAGCGGGTTTGTCTTCCGCTCATTTCCGACAACATTTGCTTTGTATGTATCTGAAACCCGTAAAGGCATTATAAATCACTGCTCCAGGAGTATTATTGTGACCTCCGTATAGAGATAATCTGCCGGTGTAGGATCTGTGAATCTTAATCGCCTTGGTAATTCGCTGATTGTTACGGTTGCCGTTTGTCCAGTCCCAAGATCCTCGTACACAAATGTAACGAATTCACTGCTTCCGTCATAGACATCGTGGAAAACTTCCAAGGCATCCCACCGGATAACGCTATATGTTAATGTAAATTCTTTTTTCTTGACCCTGACATCCTTTTTCAATGTACCATTGGCGAGGCGATCCGCTTTCTCGATCTTGAAATCACGGATATTAAAATTGTTAGGCTCCTGTATTGTATTGCCATCAAGAGTGAATGCCATTATGCCCGCCTTCCTTGCCGCTCCAGGTTAAATTTGTGGAGAACATCGCTTAATTTTCTTAGTCCGGAGTCATCTGCTACGAGGGTTCCGACTTGGAGGGTTATTGTTGCCGGTGTTTTTGAGGCAGTCATTGAGTTTCTGCTCTGAGAAAAAGAAACAATACTTTTTTTAGTAGGGCTTACTCCGGGTTCTCCTCCCGTGGTGGGTGTAGATTCGCTCTGTGTTTGGAGATCAACCATCGCTTTTATTGCCTCTTGAATGGAAACAATCATGGAGGTTATGGATGTTTTAAGTTGTTCAATATTAGTTATCATGGCAGTTATATTGTTATTCATGGTAACTGTGGTAGATTCCATAGTTGACTTTATGATTTTACCCAGCCAGGTAAATGTTTTTCCAATTGTTACAAGTGGATCGTAAAGTTTAACTATTTTATTTTTTTGTTCGCCAAGTTTTTTACTCGCCTGATTTAAAGGTTCACCTAATTCTTCAGTCTTTACTCTAAATCCCACTATGGCATCAGTTGCCGTTTTGGCACTTTTCTCGTTACCGGCAAATTTAACAGTGCATTTATCAAGTTGCTCATAAGTATATTTTACAGCTTCTCCGGCTTTTTCTGTTGATTTATTGAATAGGCTCGTTGCCACTTTTGACAAATCTATCTTCTCTTTCAACCCGTCAACTTCCAGTCCATAATCAAGAAGGCTTTTTTTAGAATTATCAAATATACCAACTGAATTAAATAAATGGCGATTCCATGCATCCTGTCCAGCATTGGCAGAGGTAAGTCCTTTAACCATAGACCCTATTTCGGCGGTTACCTTTTCCCCTGCTTCTACAAATTCCCCGGAAGAAGTGGTTAAAGCATTCTGGAGCAAATTCCCCATATTTTGGGCGGCATTTAATCCCTTTTGCTGTGAGGAAAGAAGGACAATTGATTCACCTGTTTTTGTTATCGCTTCTTTGAGTTTTTTATAATCTGCTGTAGCTGTTTGAATCCCAGATGATGAAGATGATTTTTTACTACTATCANCGTTTACTTGGGTTGTTTTGCCTTTAGATCCTGGAAGATCATATCCTCCCTCGAATAGCGATCCTGAGAACATCCCAGCGAATTCTTGATCGTACCAAACCTTGAAATCAAATAATAGTTTCTTAATTTTATTTAATCCCTTTTTGGCATTGTCATGCCATATACCGACAAATTTGGCAATATCTTTTCCGGTTAATACGAGTGCATCAACAAATGGAAAAATAATATTTATAGCTATCCAAGACAATACTTTAAAGGCTTTCTTTATAGCATTTATACCTACTATCAATGCCGGAACCAACCAATCTTGTATAAATTTCATTAAATCTTTCTTGAATATCTCTATCATTTTATCAATAATCGGGCTGACAAACATTAGTATTTTATGCCATCCCTCTTTGAATCTCTTCCAGAAGTCCTCTAAATAAGGTTTCATCTCATCAAATGTTTGCTGAATTTCTTTCCAAAACTCATCCAATATCGGGAGAATGCTTTTAATTGCTTCATCCCATACTTCTACTACAGCGTCCCATATTTTCCTGAATTTCTCCCGGAGAAGGTCAAAGAATGGGAGAATTATCTGATTGAAGAATTCAAGAAGTCCATTCCAAATATTCTTTATAGCACCAATAACTGAAGCGACAATATCACGGATCCCTAAAAAGTTATTTTCCCAAGCTAAATATAATGCCGCTACTACTGCAATAACAGCCGCCACAATAGGAGTTAAGACAAGCAGAGCCTTCCCTATTATCAATAGAACAGGAGCCGCCGTCATTATACTTGCAACGAATAACCCAAATGTTCCCACGGCAGTTAATACAATTCCAAGGAATAATGCTATAGCGGTCCCCGCCGCCGCTATTGCCACAGCAATTTTCACTATAACAGGATTAGCTTTCGCCCATTCCAACATGGCTAATCCTGCCTTTTCTATTGCCGCCATATATGGGACCAAGTAATTAGTAACTACCTTTCCGATAACCTTAAATGTTTCATTGGCAATCTGTCCCATTCTTTTTAGTGTTTCATTAAATCCTTTCTTCATTTCTATTTCTGCAAGAATTAAAGCATTTTTTGAATCCTTCAACGACTTTGTTAATTTGGGGATCTGGTCAATATTTGAATTGATAGCCTTCAAGAATCCCGCCATCGCAAACTGCCCGGCTACAGCCTTGACAGCATGGGCTTGTTCTTCTTGACTAAGTTTGTTTAGCGACACTTTGAAATCTTTTAAAATATCTGGGATTGGTCGTAACTTACCGGCTGAAATATGCGTTTGGATACCCCAGGCTTTCATTTGGTCAATGGCTTCCTCTGTCATTCCCTCTTTTTTCATTGATCTTCCGAGGTCAATAATCATATCTCGCATATTTCTGAGTTTTCCATTTGCCTTTTTTGTCTCAATCCCCCAGGCTGTCATCATTGAAATAAGTTCTGTTTTCTTTAATGTTTTGGCTTTTTTAATGAAATCTTTAATTATTTCACTGGTATCCCTCATCTTTTGACCACCGGAAAAGACCTTAACTCCCAACATAGCCATTGCTTCCATAGCTTCTTTTGTTGGAGCGGTCAATCTTGTGAGTACACGGCGGAATGTTGTCCCTGCTTCTGCTCCTTTGATATTCTGATTGGCGAAATGTGTTAATATTGCTGTGGTCTCTTCAAGTGATAATCCCATTGCCCGTGCAAGAGGACCTGCTTGTTTCATTGCCTCATAAAGTTGGGGAACCGTAGTAGCCCCTTCTCTTGAAGCCTTGAAAAATACATCCGCCATTTTCCCTGCATCTCTTAATCTGAGTCCAAAAGTATTAAGAGTTCCCGCAGTCTGTTCAACTGCATCTGACAAGTCTAATCCTACAACCTTATTCAACCTGATAGCGGTTTCTGTAAGAGCTTCAAAATCTTTAGTCCCTGCTCTTGCTCCCGTCGAAAGTACTTGGTAGAATGCTTCATTTATAATTTTCCCAGCTACCCCGAAATTAACAGCTAATTGAGAAGCATAGCTATCAAGGTTCTTAAACATTTTATTGTAAGCTGCACCCTGTAACCCGGTCATTGTCATTGTTTTTCGCAGAGCTTCTTCTGAGTCTGCGGCGGCTTTCGTTACCAACGCAAATGCCGCCAACCCTGCGACGCCCATAGCGGCAAATTGTACGCCCAAGGATTGAACAGATGAAGAATGCGTCCTGATTGAATCTGCCATTTGCTTAGAGGAAGATCCAATCTTTTTGAATACTTTAGACGCTTGATCTATCAGTTTTATTATTATTGTCGCTGTGTTTGCCATTTCTATCCTTTGCTTTTTGCCTTTGCCCGTGCCGTTGCCAGCTTCTCTTCCTCGTCTATCAGGTAGAGGATTTCCATTATAAATAATCTTTGCAGAGGGGTTAGGCTTGCTTGCGAATCTGCGAGTTTATAACCCCTCTCATGTAATTGCCACATCTCATATCCGGATTTAGTCTTTACGAAAGTTGGTGATCTGTTCTTGCGCCTCTTTTCCTACTCCTGATATTACCCGGATTCTATCGGCTATCAATTTGGGGATCCCACAAGGGAATTCTCCAATTTCTTCCGCCGTAAAGATAGGTTGTGAGTCTTCAGAAACGATTCCATAAGCACAAATGATGTGATCTGCTTTGAACCCTGCCTGTGTTAATTTGGCAATCATATTACTGCCTTTAGCTTGCATAGCCAGTAACATCATAGACTGTCCGAGATCACCATCTCCTGTTGATAGTTTCGTTATCTCTGCTTCCGGGATTGTAGAGAGATCAATTCCTTCCAGGCTCATGCTTTCCACTTCCGCATTCTTCCATTCGGGAATCGGTCTTATTGTTACCGTCATCATTTCTTTATCCGGCAATTCAAAGGTAAATGGTTCCGTATATCTCATTCCTTTGAGCAATCTTTCTTTTATGTTTATAACATTGTCCATTGTTGATCTATCCCTCCTCAATTATTTTACATATTATGAATATCACTGCCAAGCAGGCTATCGGCAAAATCAAGTCCCAGAAAGTAAACATAATATTATGTTAAAGTCTGGAGTGTCCAAGTATCGCCTGCATCCGTAGTTTTGAGAACCGTTTCAAATGTTCCGACCGCCCATGCCACCGTGGCGGAAACCATTGTAACGGAATATAACATCTTGGTTGTGTCGGAATATGTATCTTGCACCCAGGTTACTCCGCCGTCTGTTGTGGTTGCCACTTCTCCATTAGCTCCCACGGCGATCCCTTCTGTCTTGTCGTAGAATGATACACCATACATATCCTCTGTAACATTGGAGGTCTGACTTGTAATTGTAGCCCCTCCATCTGCGGAGGTAATTATGGTTCCATCCTCACCGACACACCACAGGTATAGAGACACATCGAAAATCATAGCACATGATCGAAGATGTTTTGTGACTCCAGAAGTCCGAGAAGTCCAGGTTGATCCTGCGTTGGCTGTGGTAAGAACAACTCCGTCTTCGCCACAACATACAGCACCAGTGCCATCTTTCAGAGCAATTCCGAAGAGTTTTGTTGTCACTCCGGAGGTTTGCGCCGCCCAAGTTGCACCGTCGGAAGTGTAAAGTATAACTCCACCATCGCCGACTGCCCATCCTTCTGTAGTTGATGAGAACTTAACTCCGTTAAGTTGGGTTGTTATTCCAGAAGTCATAGAAGTCCAATTAACTCCGCCATTAACTGTTTTAAGTATAACCCCTGAGTCTCCAACTGCATAACCCACGGTAGCACTGACAAAATGCACATCGTTGATTCTGGTTGATACTCCAGAAGTTTGTGATGTAATTGCCGTCCCACCATTGGCGGAGGTATAAGCCTTCCCACCTGTACCGACAATCCAGAATGCTGAAGTTGAGAATGCGGAGGCACCCCAAATATGAAAATTATCGAAATATACTTCCTTCGCATTTGTTACCGCACCCTGGAGTGCATAACCTGCCGTACTGTCATATTTTGCATTGCCGGAAACTGCCTGAACAACCCGGTCACGGAGACTAACCGGCTGAGAAGACCCAGTATAGAACAACGCAGGAAGTGTTAAGACAACACTATATGTCGTTGCCGTATCTGTGATAGTTGACCCCGTCAAGGTGATTGTAACAAGAAAAGTGTCAACAGAAGTTGGAGTCGTACCGCCCCAGAAGTCCTCTATCAAGTCTGCACTGTCGAATGTGTGATCTGCTGTATATTCGATGTTTCGCATTGACGGTTCGATGAATCCCGGGAATCTGCTTCCAAGTTGGATTCCGTCATCGCCTGAAAGGTTGTTATTAATCGTCAATGAGAAGTTTTCAATATTTGCGGATCCCGGTATTGTAATAACGCATTGAGCAAAGTTGAAATATGAAGTGCGGTCAACTGTGTAGGATGTTTCCAGGGTGTTTTCCTTGTCCTGTTGCCCCACGATCCCCGCTGTCATCTTCGCAAATTCGCCCTTGTTGCAGGAGATTTCCAATGTGTTAACTTTACATCCGAGGAAACAATGCTCAAATAAATCCTTACCTACTCTTGTGGTGAAGGAATCCAAGGTATTGAGTGGTCGGAAAGTATGAGTGAATACATCATTTTCACATTCGACTTTCTCCAACTTATAGTACTGACCGAGTACCCAATTCAAAAACATCGGTAACATATTTGCGTCGAGGTTCCGAGTAATATCGCCTTCGACATAATATGGTCCCGGAGCTACCACCTGAATATCCCGGCTCGTGATCCCTTCATCCATCAATGCCTGCCCATCTCTGGGACCAAGTCCCACACTCTCCGCATCGAAATATTCGTGCAGATTGTCATCTGTTACCTCGGTTCCAAATGTCGTTTCCTCTGCCATTGATAGATACCTTCTTCTTGGTCCTGCCATAATATAGCCTCCTATTAATTCTTATTCTTTTCTTCAACCCATCCACAATGAGGGCAAAAACATCGGTGTATTTTATCGGATCTCCATAGTTTGTTATTGCAACGTGGGCAATACTTCTCATCCTGTGGCATTATTGCACCCCATTACTTCATCTATTGAGATTTCTTCAGCGATATCAATGATAAGGCTTACCTCTTCAATATTGTAATCATCCTTGACACAGTATAGTTCGATCAAGGGTTTCATTTTCTTTTTGAAAGCCAAGGACAGAGCTTCACCATTCTTATTTAGCCCACCCTGTTTTTTAAATAATGTCTTCATATTTGACCTCCTAAATCGGTAATTGCCGGTGATACTTACATCTTAAACTGCCCACATGCACATGAATAAACTGCTTGGGAGGAATTGGAATTGTCTGACCTCCACCAGGGTCATGGTTATAATATTCCAGGTCATCAACAGTTTCATTAAGCTCTCTATCGGCAAGCATTAGATCCTCAATATTCATTCCGAGTTCAATGCAGGTTCTCATAATTGTCGGTATGTCCATACCCTTGCAAATTGTCAATATGCTAAAATCTGCGACATAAAGTTTATCCGTAAAATTCATATTTTCAACAGCTATTGGATTCGGCAGGATAAAACACATCGGAGTATATATAATATTTTCAATAGTTTTTTCCCCAAATATAACCCTTGCCACCCCGTTTTCATCGGTGAATTCCGAGATCCCCTCCGTAATGGTGGTAATTAATTGTTCAAATATTGATTCATATTTTGTATAAGATCCCATTAAATTAGACCTGTCTTTCTAAGAATTTGAGATAATATTATCGGGGCTTCCTTCTCCACATGCTCTGCTACCCGTGGAAGTAATGCTTTGCCGCCTTTGCCCGTGATCTTCTTGCCTCCGGGGTGTGTTGGGTTTGTCGGTCCCCTGGTAACAAATATATCTCCTGCCGGATAGAGTTTTGCAACGGGCTTTGAACCGCCCTTCTTTTGCCGGGGAAACATCAGGGCTTTCTTATTCCGTGGGTATATTGGTCCGGTTTTATATGGGTCTGTGTCGTCGATAATTGACGCCGCATATTTCAAATCAGATCCAAAAGTGATTGACAACCCCGCCTTATCATAATTGAAAATGCTTCCAGTTTTTCCCCTCTGTAATGATAATCTTAACCCTCCGCTTCTTACGGGACTGATACTATATTGACCTCGTCCCCTATATTTAGCTTTCCACCCGTGAGAAACCGGACATTCTTTTATCGCCATATTCTTACCGAGATTGTAAAGCTCAAATAAAACAATATCTATCGCCTTGCGTGCTTGTGCGGGCATGCGTGCGAAGACTGGCAAGAATTGACTTACATCAACTTTTACACCTATCCCGGTTTCAGGCATGGATCCTCCTCCTATTCATAATCGGCATCAGGGTCAACCGCCCCAAACATAAAAATTCTTTTGGTCTGTAGAATCGCTTTAATTTTTCTGTTAAATATATCAGGCAGAATTACCTCAAGAGTAAGATCGTTAATGTTAATTATTGCCCCGGCGGCTGTCTGTTTGATATACAAGTATGTCGAAGATATAAATTGAGCCGTGGCAAATTTCATAATAGCCGCAAGCCCGGTATCTGCGAGTAAATCAGCGGCTGTTAAATCTGTCTTATTCATATATTCCAGGATAATCTCTTCAGCCATCTCATGAATAATAGCCTTGAAGAGAAGCCAATCAGAAGCACTTAACCCAAAGTCATCCTCGCTAAAAGCATGGGTAAAGAGTGCTACCTCTGCCGCTGTTGCTAATAGTGGGGTAAAAGCCATTATGCCTCCTCAATGATATTAATTATAGCGGCGTTATCCATACAAGCGGCGAAAATATCCATGCCATTAGCACCGACATTAAACACATGTTCATCAAACGCTTCCACAATATAGCCGTGCTGGTATTGATCAACCATTGTGATAATAATTGGATAGGCACTGACATTCTTGATCGTAACCCTCTTCCGATTCGCCAACGGAGAAGGAGGACAGGACTGCCCAAGGTGGGACATCTGACACATTCCGACACATCCGCCGCCACCGACAATTAATTCCGTACAAGCATAACTTGAAGAACCGCCCTCAATATCTTCAACGGTATCAAGGAGATTGCCGATTGTTCCATCGGCACGGAGCATATTACCGTTGACAGGATATAATCTTTGTTCTTGCGGAGTTGCCATTATTTACCACCCGCCTTTTTCTTGGGCTTCTTGATTGATTTCCTTTTGAAAAGTTTCTTCTTGATTGTCTTCTTGGTTGTCACCTTTTTGAATTCCGTCGGTTCGTCCTGGGGAGGAGTTTCTATTGCCGGGAATGGTTGTGTTTCAATCACAGGTAATCCCGTCGAAACAATCCTTGCCACTCCTCTATTCTCATAATCAATAGCCGCCTCCATCGAGTTAAGAGGAAACTTTTCTCCGATTGGAACCATACAATTGGTTTCATTGCTTATTATCTTGTGTCCCACAAGGGCTTCCATAATTATTTTCATTTTCATCCTCCTAAAAAGAGAAAGGGATTGAGGGGGATTTTAACCCCCCTCGCTACTATAGAAATGGAGTTTAGAAGCTGGTTTTGATTCCGATCAGTTTACAAAAATAAGCCGGTGTTCTTGCCAATATATCGTAACTGGCAATCATTGACACCGCAGTTTCATCGGTCTGTTGGCAGGAGTAGGTTGTTCCACTTACCACATAGGCTGATGTTGCGGAGGCTGTCAAGGACATCTCAAGCCAAGTTGCGATGACGAGTTCATCCCACTGTCCAGCGAGGATATATGAGCATACTGCACCTGATTCGCCCTGTTCAATGTCATTAGGTATCTGGTTTGTAACCCAATAAGGATATGACAGGAGAAGTGCCGGGTCTCCAACATTATTCGGGAGGGTAAGAATGTAATCATATACAGATGTTTTCTGTGCTCTGAGATCCCATTTTGTCCTTGAGTTCATCAGAAATCCTTGCATCTTGCCATTCGACATCTCAATATTTCTTATCATTGCCATAAGATTGTCCAGTGCATCGGCATCGCTGAATGCCGCCCCATCGGTTCCCATTGAAACAGAACCAATATTTGAGGTATTCAAAATCCCGGTCATGTTGTCACTGGATCCGTCACCTTCTATGAATTGTGATTCTGCTTTCAGTCCGATAGCCTTCAACAGGTCTTCGTTTACAATGTTCATTACGGAAGGATCTGAGCGTCTGACAAGCTCATTTGCGATAGGCACGAAGGCTCCGACCTTATGAGCTGTCATGGTACTCTGTCCGAATACTGGAGTGCTTACTGTGATCGCATCCCCGGATCCTACCATATATGCGGTGGCTCCACTTGTCATTGACGGGATTCTTAGGGTTTCTGCGGCAGTGGACATTCTTCTTACGGGCATTTGAGAAAATACCATCGCATCATAAGCGATCTTCACATAATCACTTGAGAATTCATCCGGTATCAAATAAGCTCCACCACTGGATCCTGTTTCGTCAAGGATTGCTTTTCTTTCGAATCCACCATCGGCACGAAACTGTTTTGTAAAAAGGTTTCGCTGTTCAAGTTCTGCACCTGTCCAGTTACCATGCGCCAATCCTCTCACTGCCAAGGGAAGACTGAAATCCTTTCTCTCCGGGGATCCTCCACCTTCACCGAACTTAGGCACACCGGATTTGACAACTTGCAGTTTCTGAAGTCGCTCTTCCATTGCGTCAACTGACTTTTCGATCTTAGCAATCTTCTCCTTAGTATCTGCTGAAGGAGTTAACTGCTCCTTGACCTCTTCAATTCTCTTATCGCAGGTATCACGGTATTCCTTGACATCACGATGTATCTCTTCATGCAGTTTTTGCATCTCTTCAAGTATAGTCATTTATTCGCTCCTTAATTGTCGTTTTATTTCCCTCTTCAGGCGTTCTTTAGCGAGATAAAGGGATGTTTTTTCTTCGTCGGTTAGTGTTTCTGCGTCGGCTGTTTCGATGGGAGGAGTGGATTTCTCCGGCTCTTCCTCTTGCAGTGACTTCGTTTCTCCGATTTTATCAATCATTTGGTTCATCTTTTCCATTAATGAATCAAATTTATCCATTAATTGCTTGTTTTCTGCGCTTTTCACGGCGACCAAGCGGGCTTCCGGATTCATTGCAAACGGGACAAATGACACTTCATAGAGTTTAATTTCTTTCAGGATTCTTGTGTTATTTTCTTTATTTATTTCCTCCTGAATAACCTTGTAACCGATTGAACCTTCTTCGATTACACCGTCTTGAAGCAATACAAGCATATCTTTCCCGTCTGTTGTTTCTGAAATTTTCCCTCTTGTGAGAAGTCCTAGCTCATCTTCTTTTAGTACGGAGGTCTTACCGAGCGGCATGCGAATGTGATAATCATGATTGTATAGAACATGCACTTTGCCACCACGCTCTTTTACCGTTTTCTTGAAGGCACCTGATTTAATTATATCGCCCCCAAGATCTTCATTATCAAAGACCGAGAAATAAGCAAGAAATTCATTTTTTTCCAAATCAACACTTTCGACCTTAACCCTAACTGCCTTGTATTCAAGATCCTGTCTTCTGTTAATCATAATCTCGCTCCTTAAATTCTTATTGGTTTCAAATTTGGATAGATTGCCTGACTTGTGTCAATCGAATGACAACACCGGCAGGCTATAGTTTCAGATCCACTCGCTCCCATTGAAGTATCACCCGGAAACATCAACATCCCCCCTGATAATTCAAATGGTTCCTTCATCTCGACGGTCTGACCATCTGCCTCAATGTGTGTTGGTCTTGTCCGGTCATCTCCGACAGCCAACCAGGTTTTTTTCACTCCCGTTATACCGAGGTTGTTAGACCACTGCTGAGATGCCTGGAATGAACCTGCATTTGACGCTTGACTTACTTCTGTTGCGGCTATAAGCTCTGACCTGTATTCGGAACTTATCTCCGCCAAATCATTTATTCTTTCCGCTATCTCCTTGATGGATTCTCCAGCTTCAATTCCGGCTAATATCTCTCTTCTTACCGCCTTGATCGTGGTGTCGTTTACCTGTGTAATCAATTCTCCAACGACACCATTAATATATTGTGTAACAGCGGAATCAAACGGGTTGAATATGTAGGGATCTTCCACCTTATATTCTATTATTTCAATTGATATTTTCGTTTCTTTTTTAATCTGTTCCATCGTTGACTTCCCAAAGTCTTCCATGACAGACTCAAACAATGACTCGTGGAAGGCTTCCCAGCGGTTCTTTACGGTGAAGAAATCAACGTTATAAACATTCTGTAGGTCATTCCAGCTATCAGCCCTGTTAATCGCCCCGCTTATTGCCGTTATATGATCGTAGATTATAGACTTGGCGACTTTACTTAACTTTCTCTCGAATCGCCTTCTCCTGCGCTCGAATGAAGCAATATACTTTCGTTTCGCCGCCCTGGAAGTAAGATCAATAACCTTAAATTCACCGGGCAATATTATTCTCTTCTCTCCACCTGCTTCTTCTGCGCTTCCAATTGGTAAGAGATTCGACGGCATAACAAATATGTCCCCGCCCTTGACCTCATC